CGGGCGTTTCTCTTCTGGAATAATATGTTCCAGTTCAATACTTAGTAGTCCATTAACAATTTTTGCGCTGTTGACTACCACATCTTGATTTAAAGTGAAATTTCTTTCAAAATCTCTGGACGAAATACCTTTATGTAGATATTCAGCCTCAATATCACTTACTCCAACCGTACCAGATACAGTCAGAGTAGATTCTTTGAGTTCAACACTCAATTCATCTTCTGAGAATCCAGATACAGCGACTTCGATACGATAAAACGAATCGTCCTCTCTGATAATATTGAAGGGTGGATAGTTGTTTTGCGTTGTGAGCGATGTACGCTCCAATTCATTAAATAACCTATCGAACCCCACACTATAACGCATAAAAGGGTCTGTCTTAAAATTCGTAACCATGTTTATTTCCTCCTGTTAAGCAAGGTTTACGTTTGGTCCCATATGGGCACCGTGTCAATTTTACCGCAAAGCGCGAAGGAATCGACGATCCTGTACTATATATAACAAAATTCACATTCTAATAACAAAATTCACAAAAAAATATCAAAAAAGTTATACGCCAGTGGACCCAAATCCACCATTGCGGTCTGTTTTGGGTTCTGGGCGAGTCTCTGTAACCGAAAAATGTACCTGTTTGTTCATAACAATTTCAGCCTGTGCAATTCGCATACCATCAGTAATATCAAATTTACCATCAGTCATATTTGTCAACAAAACAAAAGTTTCTTCAACATAATCGGCATCAACAATTCCCTCACTATTTGCCACTACGATTCCTTGTTTAAGAACCAATCCAGATCGGGAATGAATTCTCAAAGATTGATGTTCTTCAAGATCGAATATAATTCCTGTCGGGACTAACATTCTGTCTCCGCCATAAAGTGTTAGTGGGGTATGGTCTTTTATCAACCTCGTTCTTTTTGTCACATTTCTTGACGAATAATAAGAGATAGTATCACCTACCTGTATCGATGCCTTTAAGTCGAAACATGCTGCATTCTCAGAACCGTATTCTGGCATATGAGATGTTTCTCTCGTTTTATAACATTTTAAAATATTTTCCGCCAAAAAATCTTTCGTTGTTTTTGGAATGTCCGCCCATTTTGTCATTATCTAATCCTTTCACTGTATATAATTTAAAATAATCTTTCACGTCTCCGAGAGGGTGATTTCATGGCCCTATATTCAAAACTTTCAAATGCAAAAGTTCCGCCACGCATTTTAGAGTAAAATTCTGGAGTCCTATTAGGATGCCATTTGCCAAGTTTTTCTATTTTGCCTAGTCCAGGCCATTCGGCTGCATTTGTACCGACAAGAATTGCATCTTCATCCGCACCGGCGGGCTTTACCAAGACACTATCTTGTCCATATTTTTTTCCCATTTTCTTTGCGAATCCAAGCATGTTTCCACTGGTGTCACCTTCGTTACCAACAACAACAAATGAAATTTCAAATCCATCGCCTGTTGCCGCGTCTGGTGTGCCAAAGTCTTGAATATATTTACCCTGCAATTTTATTGCGCCGAATCCCATTGCACGAATATCTTTCATCAACTTACGATTTTGTGAGTCATTGTCTTTACGCGAGGTTTTATTACGCCACGCAGTAATAATAGAAATCGGACGATTTTCTGTATGTCTCATAACTCTTGAGAGTGACGCCTCTTGCAATTCTGCCGGAGTTAGTGCGTCATATGCCTGTTGTTCTTGATATTCTTGGAAAGTCTGCACTTTTTTACCTTTTTCTTCCTATGTTATATTTAGGAACTAAATCCCATTCTTCTTTTTCTTTATGTGATATGATTTTAATTTGTGATATAGGAGCGTCTTCGAAAACATCTTCTTTCACAATACCAATCAATTCCCACTCTTTCAATAGATTTACAATCGTATTTCTTCTTGCCCTGTCGTTTTCCGAAAAATCAGAAGATTTTCCGTCCAACTTAAAGAGTTCTTTAAAATGCACAATATAATATTTTCCTTGTTTGTGCAGAATATGACACGACTGATAAAGTTTTTTATCTTTTTTTGAGGCCACACCAATTCTTGTAAGTGTTTCTCTTATTTTTAGAAAGTCCTCTTGATCGTCAAGCGACACCTCCACTAATGATTCTAATATAGACATTTTCAGTTTTATCCACCTTTGTTCAGTTTGCTCCTAATAATGTCTAAATCACTATCTGACAGTATAGTAAGAGCTTCCTCTGTTTTTTTATTATTATATCCATAATATTCTTTCACTATATCGAAATCATTATGAACAGTCTTCTTGTGCCAAGGTGTAAATCTTTTCCTCGGTCGAACACTATTTAGTAAATAATCAAACTGTAGTTTTTTATCAGCGGTGTTGTGAATATTCATCTCATTTGCATATAAGATGGTGTCTTGATAGTTAGAGAAGTTTCGATTTATAAGATAAGCGTTGTAGTTTTTCTCCCATTCCTCATCAGCGGTATCCATCAACTTCTTTTTGTTATGGGAAATCGCGGGTACATAGTCTTTGAATAGATCGTAGCTCATAAGAGCTCGCCATAGACCGAGACTTCAAGGCCGAAATCGTCTAAAACCTTCCGTGGTTTACAAGTACTTGTATTTTGATTTTTTTGAAATTTATTTTCCCATTCACGAAAATTATTAGGAACTTGTATTAAAGGATATTCTTCAATAAGACTATTCCCCCTATATAATTTATATCCATTTTTAATGTATGACTGTTCGACACTGACTTTACATTTTCTTCCAGCCTCACGCAAATCACGATTCTGTTTAGAAGTAGTCTTATGAACTAACCTACACATTTGGAACACCTTAAAGAACTCTTTATAGTCATCTAAAAGATATTCTGTATCCATGATAAATGTGCCTAATTGTTGAGGTTTGGCACAATGATCATCGCTCATTTTCTCGCCTTTTTGCTTGTTTTTAGGTATAGTCGAAAAACCACTCTGTATAGCACCAGCACTAAAAACCTGACCATAAAAAATTCTTGAAATTGCCCTCTCGGCATGTTCCATATTTTCATTCCACATTACACGGCAGGCCTGCATACTAAGAAATGCAACCCGTCCATAGGCATGACTTTTTCTTTCAAATTCGTTCATAATATATTATCCACTTATGTATGTACCACTGGGGCGGAACCATTCTTTCTGATTATGTATCTTTCCCAATAGTTTGTTTATATTTGCAAGTTCCTCATGTATTGCTGTCTTACTAGATTCTTTCTTTACTGTCAGCAATCTACCGGACAATCTTTTCATTCTATAATGCATAGAATGTTCTATCATATCTAGTTCTTGCAGGTTTAGATCGAAACTTTTGTTATAACTCATTTCCACTCACAATCGACCATGAGTTCAGTAAGACATGCGACCAGATTTATCTCTTGATCAGCGACAAATGCAGATTTATAAGAATAATCTGCAATGGTAATTACGGCCTGTGCAATAGAACCACTTTCCATATTCGTATATAATCCATCATATATTTTTCGATACAATGTTGTCGGATCGTTGTCTAAATTTTGTGTAACCCAGCCTCGAATTTCTTTAAAGTTTTTCTCGCGTAGTGCATTTACCAAGTTATTGATATTTGCCTCACCGACATTCGAAAGCATACCTTCATCAATCACACCACCAACAGAATACCGCTGCAGTTCGTTTAACACTCTGCGCCAATCTGGAAAGTATTTGACTACAACCTGTTGTGTCACCTTATCAGTAGATTTGATATCTTCGGTGTCTAAAATAGTTTTAACACGTTTCCAAAATTGTCCTGCCAGAACTTGTTTATCTTTTTTACTGATCTTAAATTCGATAGTCGAACACCGACTATGCAACGGATCAATAATACGATTTTTAAAGTTACAAGTCATAATAAATCGACAGTTCGCAGAGAACTCTTCGATAAATCCACGCAGGGCTGGTTGCATATATTGTGGGTGTAGATAATCGGCCTCATCGAGGATAATCACCTTTCCAAACTCTTTGCTGTTACCCTCATCAAAAGAAACTGTCGATGCATAATTACGCATCTTGTTTCTCAACACATCAATACCATTATCCTCGGAGCCATTGATAATGATATAATCCATTTTCATCTCTTCGCAGAGCGCCCGAGCGACAGTGGTTTTACCAACGCCCGGGCCTCCTGCCAAGATCAAATTGGGTAGACTTCCGGTATCAATAAACTCTTGGAAAGTTTCTTTGATATTATCCGGTAGGATACATTCTTGAATTGTTTTCGGACGATATTTTTCGACCCATAAAAAATTGTCCATTATTAACCACCATAACTTGAGTCTTGTTCTAATGTAATCCAATATTGAATTGGTAGTTTCTGGTGGCGGAAAGTCGAAATCTTATTTTTCGAAATGCCAACATCATAATCACCCTCAATCATTTTTAGATTTTCTGAGCGAAAATACATTGTAAATGTATCATCAGATTCTCCCACAGGTTCCTCCGAAACATTAGATGTGTCATCTTTTTTATCCAGCGCACTGAAATAAACTTTGCCATCATTTTTAGTTGATAGAGAAAAATCTGGTAAGCCAGAAATTTGTGCAACTTTATTCTGTTCGGACAAAGTGGCGTTAGGCAACTTTACATTGATCTCCCATTTTGGAGATTGTTTCGAACCTTCTGGATTATTATCAGAACCATCCAGTTCAAAAGTGTTTTCGGTAAAGACAATAATTGACGGCTCTGCTGCCATAAATTTATACTTCTTTGCGCCGTTTGACATTTCAACATATTTTTCGTGGAATGTCAATTCTGGATAAATGGCCAGTAGATTTAGGAATTTTCCCAAATCATAGATACAAAAATCTACTGGAAATTCTTCGGACACATCTGTGGCTGAGAGAATATTTCTCATCACAGAAATGGTAGACAGGCGACTACCTTTTTTGAGATATATTGATTGGTTGATTGTAGAATAGTTTTTCAAAATATTCTGAGTCGTTTCACTGAGTTTCATAATTCATCCTTTAATTGTTGTAAGTCATGGTTATATAAAGCAAGTATACCATAATGTATTATCTTTGTCAAGTCTTTTCTATAATCTTCTGGACCGTTTCCCTTTTTACCGTACCGCTGAGCGTACTTAGAAACATTACCCAAACAAAAACCTTCACCGTGGCCATTGTCCATAATGACTTCGGTGGCTTGTAATTTGTTATTTGAATAGTGTTGTGCATATGTCGAATCAATATACTGCTTGATTTCGTCCAGCAGAACATCTTCATTAAATTTGTAGTCTATCAATTACAGTTCCTTTCTTTGATATTTGTTGTCGGACTGCCAGGCCTGATAAGAATAGATTCCCACAATAAAACCAACGGCAAGAGCACCCACATAAGATACTGCGATGATACTAATGGCAAGAGTCGTCATTTCATTTTTCCTTTCTTTATATAACTACCGTCTATATTGTGTGTGCCAGAGTTTCCCCAAGCCCATCTAAAACAATTCCACATATTATAACTGGTATGGTAATACCATGAAAATTCAAACTCTTTTCTGCGTGAACGCAAATGTTTATACCAAAGTACAAAAAGTTTGAATCTATCCATTGC